GAGGTTTCGTTGCTAACGACCAACACGAACGGCCCGCCTAAACCGGCTTCAATCTCTCGAATGTTCCGATAGTATTTCTTCAAGTCCATCATTCGTCTCCCAAAAGAAAAGGAGCCGCTTGTCAAAGCGGCTCCGAAAAGTGACGTGAACCTAGCTGTTCACCTGAACGGCAAAGTTATTGCGAAGGACGCCACAGCCGTAAAGGACGTCGACAGTAAACTGCTGCGACAACGTATTCGGCTGATAACTCATTATTACGCGCAGACCGAAATTTCCCATCTCCGCGTATTCTGCAACTGCACCGGTGCCTGGAAGCGGCTGCGGCAGTCGTCGAACTACCAAGCCCATCGCATCTCGTGCAAACGCGATGCTATGTGCATTGGGGTTCGCAGCGCCCGTAATTGGCACGAACTGCGAACGGAAGATAAAGAAATCCTTCATCTTTCCGACGTTGCCTTCGACCAAGGCCTTCAGGCCCGCCTCGCCGGCCGAGTAATACTCACTGAACCTGGGGATCTGCCGAATCTGGGAGTAAGTGTTCGAGTCAACCACCAAGTACTTCGGAGAGCTTGCCGGAACCATAGCCGAGAACAGTGCAGTTTCAGCCGAATCAATGGTGGCCTCCGTTACGGGAGTACCTGCAGCTCCCACGGGCGTGTTCGCCGTGAATTGTCCGTACAAGTTCAAGAGATCGCGTTCCACTCGTTCTGCGATCGCAATCACTGCCGGCTGCATATACGCCTTCAACAGTTCCGGGAAAGCCAACGCTTTCGTCACGTCCGGAATCTGGAAAGTTGCTTCAGCGTGAGTGTTAAGCACAATCTGCGCGTTGCCCAGGTTGGGATTTTGAGGTGTGACCGTGCCTCCCTCCGCAATATTGTTCGCCACCAGAACCGGCGGAATCGGAATATTGACCGTGTCACCCGCATGCGCCAGGACAGGTTCGTAGTCCCGATTCACCAGGTTCCCCATCACGAGATTTCCAACAAGCGCTGGCAGCGCGTCGGCGGCGACCAACTTAACGATCGCCTGCGCCAAGTTGGCGGATGTAATAGTTGCCATATTTCTCCTCAATAGTCTGGCGATAACGGTGTTATCGCTTCATCAGTGCTCGCATCGCAGGTACCTTTAGAGAACCGGCGTGCAAACGTTTTGCTTCCCGGCTATGCGCCGCGGAGCGTTTGAACGGCAAGCCTTGATATCTCTTGACGAACTCTGTCGAGCTCTTCCTGATTCATGCCCGGCCGAATTTTGTCGATGTCGATGACGGGGGCATCCGAACTCGGCTGCCGCGAAGTTGCTTGAGCACCACTTCCGCCCGAGATCCGCGCAGGAAGCAGCTCCGGATTTTCCTTGACGAAACCGGCTAAGTAGTCGCTGAGCGATTTATTCTCAGAACCGCGGCCTTGCAGCCGCCCGTCATCAGTCCGCACGATGTCGTCTTTCACAGCGCGGAACGCGAGGTCGACCTTTGTGATTCCTAATCGCTGGAGCTCACTACGGATCTGTGAGTTCCGGTCGGCTTCCTCTGCCAGAGCACGCGCGCGGCGATTCTCTTCGACGAGTTGATTCAACCGAGTCTCCAGATGCTCTCGCCGCTTTCTTTCTTCGTGCAATTCAGCCTTGTAAGCCGGTTCGTCTTTGTGCTCCTCGGCTCGAACGAATTCCTCAACCGCTTGACGAACCACGTCACGAATGTCAAAAGCGTTTTGCGGATGTTTCTCGCCTGTGGTGGCGCTAGCCGCTACGTCCTTCTGGTCCGACATGTCATTTCCTCTCTTTTAATTCACAAACTGCGCCTGGATTTCCCGGGCGATCTGGTCCTTTGTGTCTTGCCGCGCATCGCTCAGGTACTTGATGGCCAGCCGTTGGCACACTTCACGCTTCAACGTAGGGGAGTTGATACCCATATCGAAGAGATTCTTCGCGTTCTGTAGCTCTGTACCAAAATCTGTGATATCCACCTCATCCAGGCCGGAGACGGAAAATGTCACCTCATCCTGCCGCGCCTGGCTGATGCTACGCAGCACTCGACTGATGCAATCCTTGACGGAAGATCCATAAGCGCGCAGGACCTCCTGAGTAATCGTGAAATCTAACTGCT